ACACTGGCGACAGATCAAACCCTTGGGCCACAGGGCTGCTACTCCGCCTTGGGCGCACTCGCTTAGATATGAACTTAAGCCCTTTTTGCATATGGGGCATTGCCCAAGTTTTGGCCCATTCACGCGAATCCTGATCTGTCCAATCCATTAATAAAGTCTAACTATACGCAGATTCTAACTTTGTCTAGTATAAATATATTAAAAATTAAGCTGTTTGTGCAGCCATCGGGGGTCGGCCTGCGGGTCTGGCTGTTTTCTCAAGAATAGAACTGCGGGTTTTAAGATCATTGAGAGCCATCTGCTGACGAATAGTCTCCATCTTCTGCTGATGGGTTTCTTGGTTCATCATGCGTTTTTCCTGCATTTCTGCCAACTTAAGTTGCGCTTTTTGCATTTCCATTTCCATCTTGGGATCAATCTGTCCCTGCGGCTGTTGCCCAGCTTGCATGGCCTGTTCTTGTGCTTGGCTCTGTTGGGCCATCATACGATTGATGACCTGTTGCTCAAGCTCATCGATATAAGCAGTGAGGTTTTGTATTTGGCGTTTGAGTTCGCGGACTTCCTGCGCCCTAAAGCTATTGTTGGAGAAGAAGACAAGGTGTTCGGTCACATGGTCAGAAGCAGGACGCAAGATCTGCATTGCCTGCTCGTCAGGAATTTGTTGTTGGCGATGGGCCTCAATGATTTCCGCAATCATCGGGATATGAGCCTCAATATGCACCGCATGGTTCTGGCTATCGTGAACCATCTGCGGAATGCCCTGACGGAGGTTTCCGTTCTCAAGGTTGGCGATATCAAAGTCCACCACACGGCGCGGGCCTTTATCAGAAACAAAGAGGTTAACCTTCTGCCAACCCACACCAGAGATGCCAGCAATAACGGAACGCAGGGTGTTTTCTTTGCCCTTCTCGTCCATCAAGGAATAAAGCTCCATGAGTTGCTTGCTTGCCATTTCCGTCATAACGGGACTTCCGTCACCCATGGCGCGGAATGCCGTGACCTTAAGGAATTGGCGCATACGCTCAATGGAGACTCCTCGACGCGCACAGCGGCGGCGGAACTCAAGGGCAAGCTTTCCCCCCTTGTCATTGGCTGTAAGCAAGGGATTAACAGCCCTGCGGTATTGCTCGGTCAAAAGCTTGTTGTAAGGAGTGTAGAAAAGTTCCAGTGCTGCGGCGTTGAGCGTTGACTCTTGGCGGGCTTGCTGGACAACTTCCGTGGCAGAACGGGCTTGGCCGTCTGGAGTAGCCTGACGCGAACGATAGCTACCCGTGTTATTCTGCAACACTTGGCTCATAAGATTGTAGACAGGAAGACCCTGAGTAGCAATCGACGGAGGTTGAAGCTGGATCGGGGTCAGTCCGCTAGGGATGAACGTGTAAGGCCCGACTTCGATATACTGAAAGTCTTGGATGGCTTCGGCGTCACCCTGCAACTGGATGAGTCCAGAGGTAATGGCGGCTTGTGCCGACTGACACAGAACCCTGTTGGAAATCTGGATCTGGTTGTAAATCTTCTGCTTGAGTCCGCGAATCGTATGGAAGGTGCCCTGACCGACTCCATAGGTGAAGATGACAAAGCACTGATTCACGTTTCCGTAGCGGGAATAACGCTCGTAGAGGAAGTCCGAAGAATCACGGGAACCGATAAGCTGGGTAAACTTGCCGTCGAATTCGCGGTTGTAGCCGTAGATTAGCTGTGCGCGGTGGTAGGCAGATTCCCCAGCATAGAGGTCATTCTCCTTAATTTCGCGTTCAAAGTCTTCCCAGTGGGCGGTATAGTTCTTCCACTGATCCCGCTTGGTCGAAGCTTTCCAGATGGCTTGCTTAACCGCATTGAGATTCCACCCCAAGGCTTTGGCGGCTTTAGGATTGCGAATGTAATTGTAAAGCTCGCTTACGCTCATAGAACGCTGGACGATAGCTACTTCGATAGCTTCATCTGATACCTTTGTATCACGGGCCACCTTGAAATCTTTCAGCCCACAAGGCTCCCAGAAAATGGAGCGTTCGTCGGGCCACATGGCAACCCCAACCCCATCACCCACAAACTCGCGGGAAAGAAGCTGCATGTTATAGGCATGGTCGCTCCACTCCTTAAGCATCCAGTCAAACTCTTCAGAGATGATTTCGGAGTCCTCGTTAGAATCCCCATCATAGGAATTCATAATGACGTTGGCGATGCGGGGCACTCCGTTCTGGAGTTCGATGTACGGAGCCAAGGCGGCTTCCATGATGGCATTGGCTTCCCCGAAGTTGGCGTTGACCACATGGGTTAACCCCTTGCTTTTCAGTTCTTCGGCATCATAGGGGGCTTCGCCGTTGACCAAGGCTTGCGCCCGCGCCCGAAGATATGCCGCATCCTCATCCTGTTCGATATACTTGTTGGCGATTGCAACAAGGCTATCGGATGATTTGATACGCTTTTTCGGGGGACTACCACTTTCTGGTAGGTTTTCCAGTTCTGCTGATCCTTGAGATGCCATTAAAGTATAAGTTTAGGTTGATTGTTATATAAAGTCAACTAGGAAGAAAAGTTGGTAAATCCCGAAAGATTTATGGTTTCATAAGTTTGCCCACTTGGGCCAAGTGTATTGATCATACCCTGAATAGATGAAAGACAATTAGGATGAAACGGCCCACTATTTCCTGTGGCATGATGGCTAACAAGGACTAAATCATTGTTAATAATAAAAAAACAAGGACTTCCACTGTCCCCGCCACGAATATTTGATGGATCTCCGTTATAATTTGGCAAGTTATTTGCATATGCTATGAAATTTGCTGAAATATAGTAAATTATGTCTAATCCAAATAACGGATTTATGATTTCACCAGTTTCATAAAAATAAGCATATCTGTTGGGTCTCTGTAGGGGCCATTCAGCATCCCATCGGTAATGGCTACAGACGACTATCGGAATACCAGAAGATCTTAGTGACCTACTGGTTCCATCAGTTCGATAAATATTTCTATTGATTGGTAGATAGTTTTCAAAATTTGACGGAAGGGTTTTGTATTTTTTTACAGTTGACGGGAGAGGTTCTGAAAATTTAACCACCACCCCATCAAAATCCATAGAAAGAATCCTGCTTTCAACCGTCCTTGAAACGAGTTGATTGTTTGTATCGCAAAAATATAACGTATCACCAACTTCTGGGGGATAGTGACCAGCACCAATCGCATGATATGGTGTTATTGCCGTTACATTTGTAACTCCTGCGCTACCAGACTTATTGACGGTTAAACCAGAAAAATCTAATGGATAAGTCCAGCTTCCTGTATTTCTAACATAAATATTATTCGTATAGTCAAATGTGGAATATAGCGGATAATGATTTGGAGGAGAAGTTGATCCATCGGCGTATTGCCTTATCTGATCATAGATGTGACGCCCCAAAGAACCAGTAAGAAAAGATTGGAAAACCTCTTTTGTGGCCGATTCTGATAACGTGGAAGTTGTTACGGCTTTTGTTATTTTTTCATTAGTACCAAAGGTTACCGTTAATGACGTAGTCCCAGTAGATTCATATTCAAATAGATTTGATTCTTCTGATGAATTTGAAAGAATTGATGTGTTTTCACTGGCATAAGACTCAACAAAGCCAAACTTTTCTGGTCGAAAATTAACAATAGCTCTCACATTAGTTGCTGATGTTGGATATGTGTCTCTGATAAGATTAGTATCCCCCAACACATCAGATTGAGATGATCCAGATGATAATGGCGTGTATTCTATAACAAAATCAAGGTCTGCCGTTCTGTCTGCAACGGTTTGCTTGGAAAATTGCCTAGCAAAAGTAGGAGTTGTGGCAACCCCACAATCAATAGGACAGTTAATAGCTGGCTCAATAGCCATGGCTATGCAATGTCCATTTCGCAGCCGCGCACAACGGCAAGCCAGCGAAGAGTTTTAGAGCTATCCCCAGTGACCGAAATCTTCAAGTAATCCGAAGTATTATCAGCGGTAATAGAAACATCATATCCAGCCTGAGATTCATGGTCTGTTCCGACAGTTGTCACTGATCCGATCAATGAGGTAGTTCCTCCTAAATTTTGGATGGCAAACTTGCGGATATAGTGTGCTGCTTCTGTGGCCGTACCTTCCTCAATAGCGCAAAGTTCTACCTGACCAAATAAAGCAACGCCTATTGGTATGGTAAGATATGTTGCGGTGTGGATGATTAATTCGGTTGGAGTGGAGTTTGTTGTCCTGCCCTTAAGGATAAACTGAACAGCTTGTGCCCTCTCTGAAAAATCAAAATTTGCTAACGCGCCACTTGATCCATGGGCGAGCATGTTTCGTCGATCTGCCATACCTGTAAAGGCAACCGACTCATTAGAAGTAATGTTTGAGCGAAATGCAAAAGAACCAGAGCCGCTAACTGTAGTACCACTAGCTCCAGAAATTAAGCAAGAGGAAGTCCCGCTAACAGTGGAAGTTAAAGAGCCTATAATACACGAATTGTTTGCGCTTGCCGTGCATCTTGAAGAGCCAACAATAAGGGAATATGGGCCAGAAGCAACCTGAGTTGCCGCTGTTCTCTCACCCTGTAAATCTACAGCCGATCTACCTCTCGCGTTACCAGCAACAAATGGCCCGCCTAAAAATGTTCCACCAATGGCCTCTACATCACTACTTATAAACACCGACCCCGCGCCCCTTGAATTTGGCCCTGTGGGAAATGTCATCAGGGTTCCATCAAGGGGAAATTTTGAAGCGGGGAATCCACCAACTGTAGACCCGTCACCAACTACAAGCTTTTTAAGATCGGTTTCCCAAATGGGTTCACCCTGTAACGGGGTGATTGCCCCTACTTCCGCTGCTGTTCCGCGACGAATCTGAAGGTTGGCGGGCTCTGTGATATCCACCCAGTCAGCATCTTTCCTTCCATAAATAACTCCGTCTTCGGGAGCTTCGGCAAGGCCATCTCCAAAGCGCGGATCATCTCCCTCCGCATAGGTTCCTGCGGTAGTTCCAGCTACTACTGGTAATGGGTAATATGCAGATAAATTAGCCATGGATAGTTAGGGAGTATATCTGAATTCGGGATTCTAGGCTATGATTATATTTACGGAACAGGAGACAGGGCATCCGCCAACTGTTGCCCCGTGGACTCTATGGTTGCAGCGTTCTTGAGACGCGCACCGATGCTGCCAGAAGTGGTCATGCCGCTTACCAGAGCATCCCAAACGGCGGATTGAGTCAGAACCGCTGTGCCCACCGTATTATCCACGGCTACACCGAGGGCCACCGATCCAACGGCGGGGATACGAAGCGTTCCTGTACGGTTGCCCAAGGCATAGACCGTTCCGTGGCGGACATTGGATTGGTCGGGCATCCCTGTCGAAGCAGACGGGTCAAACAGGGTTTTTTTCGTTGTTCCTAGGCGATGCACCAGAAAGACGTTGGTTGTTTTGTCGGGGCAGCTTACTGCTCCCGTAACAGGAGCTTGTCCAAGCGAGCCAAATTCAAATTCGTCCACACGGGTTTGGGAACCAGCAACCGAGCTAACTACTCCCGCAACAGAAATTATTCCAGTTGTGCCAATTCCCCATCCATTGCCCACTGCGCGTGTGACATTGAGAATTCCCGTGGAAGCGTTATTAGCTCCAACGGAGTTATTGGAAGCAATGGCGGAGCCGACAATAGTGAGAGTTCCTGTAAGGGCGTTGATAGCTCCAAAAGTACTTGCACTAGTCCCTCCAGTAACATTTCCAGTGATTGTTACGGTTCCTATTGAACCATTGCTAACTCCTTCTGTCGTACTTGCGCTTCCTCCAGTAACATTGCCTGTTATGTTTACTGTTCCAGTAGAGTTATTGGTTATGCCACGAGAGTTTACCGCAGAACCGCCAGTTACATTGCCCGTAATTGTAATAACTCCAGAAAAATTGTTCAATACTCCTACGGCTGGGTTTACTGATCCACCAGTAATGTTTCCATTTATATTAAGAGTACCAGAAGACGTATTTGATACCGCCGTGACGCCAGCAGTTGTGCTTCCACTAACATTACCAGTAAGTGTGGCGCTATTCCCAGATACCCCAGCATAGGTAACACAAGTTGCCGTTCCAGTAACTACATTTGCCGTCAGCGTTACTCCATTGTTAAGAGTAAAACTGCCACCAGCAGTAGCTCCATTCGCATTGTCATTTCTAACTGTTGCTACTGTGGTGGATACGTTGACCGTGATAGCGAAGTTATTAGCATGTAGAACATCAGTGTTGTTAAATGTAGACCAGACATCAGAAGGCGTTCCGCTGGGGGTTGTGGCCCAGACGTTCGTGGCATTAATGTTGCCATTCGCTCTTGCAAAGTAGTTAGCCATATCAGGTAGAGATTGCGTCAGAGATTGAGTGGAGGACAATATCTGTGGTTGCGGCGTTTTTCAGCCGTGCCCCGATACTGCCAGATGTTGTCATTGAGCTTGTCAGCGTGTTCCAAACATTTTCGGGGGTGAGAACCGCCGTGCCTGTTGTATTGTCCACAAGAACGCCGAAAGCCACAGACGAAGTGGATGGAACAGCCATTGTGCCAGTCCTGTTTCCAAGAGCGTAGCTTGTTCCGCTGCGGACATCGGATTCATTAGGCATTCCCGTGGACGCCGAAGGATCGGAGAGAGTCTTCTTGGTAGTCCCAAGACGACGCACTAAAGCCACGTTGGTCGTAAGATCAGGTGTGCTGACGGCCCCAGAAACAGGAGCTTGTCCAAGTGCGCCGAATTCAAATTCTTCGACACGGGTTTGAGAACCAGCCACCGCGCTGACTACTCCAGCAATAGAACTTATTCCAACAGTTCCAATACCCCACCCGTTTCCTACTGCGCGAGTTACATTTAGAATGCCTGTTGAAATATTGTTTGATCCAGCAGCATTATTGGATGCAGTAGATGTTCCAATGATTGTAAGCGTGCCTGTGGAGGCATTTCTCGCCCCATCAGAGCCAGAAACCGATCCACCAGTTACGTTTCCAGTAATTGTCATTGTTCCAGTAGATATATTTGTAGCTCCATATGAAGTATTCAGACCGCCACCCGTAACATTGCCTGTAATATTGATTGTTCCAGTGGAACTGTTGTAAGCGCCTTCTCCCACAGCCGCACTTGAACCAGTAACTGACCCAGTAATATTGATGGTTCCTGATGATGCGTTAAATGCACACCTTGACGATCCCCCAGATCCTCCCGTGCAGTTGCCAGTAATATTTAGGGTTCCACTGCTTGCATTGGAAGCGCCATTTGCATTTGTGCTAGTTCCACCCGTGAGATTACCTACAATCGTGGCAGAGTTTCCAGATGTTCCGCTATAAGAAACACACGTTACCCCGCCTGCCACAACATTTGCCGTCAGCGTTACTCCATTGGATAGCGTAAAACTTCCGCCCGCAGTTGCGCTGTTGGCATTGTCATTTCTAACTGTTCCAACCATAGTAGAGACGTTGACCGTGATAGCAAAACTGTTGCTATGTAACGTGTCGGCACTTGTGAAAGTAGACCATACATCAGCCGCCGTTCCACTGGGCGTAGTTGCCCATACATCAACAGCATTGATGTTGCCCGCTTTTCTGGCGAAATAGTTGGCCATAGATTAGAGTGCCTTGGCGGCGATGAAGGTTTGCAGCGCGGTGGTTATGGCCGTGACACAGGCTTGTTCTGCGGGATCTTGCACCTCATGGAGGTATCCGCGCAAAAGCCCGATAGCGGCCTGATCTGCGGTTTCTGCATGGGCAGGAATCTCGTTTCCTTCGGCGTCCGTCGAGACGGGAGCAATGCGCGTAGGAATCAGGCGCATGGCGATAGATGCGTCAGGCGAGCCGTCACCGTTGTATTTGCCAGTGATGGCGAGATTCAGTGACCAGCGGTCATAGGTCTGGCCGTCGATTTCGATAGGATTAGTAGCAATCATAGTTTTGTTTGGTTGGTTGTTTAAGAGTAAGAAGCTGTCAGTCGGTCATCCCATTCGACACTGGATGCAGTGAGTGTGGCAACATGGGCTCCAGCCGAATTATATTCGCTGCGGCGGATCGTCCAGCTTGCGGTGGATTCGCTGGTGCCTGCGTTGGCGAGTCCTGTGTAGGTGTAGGGTGATACGAAATCGCTGCGGACTTCGCCGCTTCCGCCCGCTGCCGAAAGCTCCCCCGCCGAAAGGCTCAAGCCCGACCCGATTTGGATTTCCTCGATGGCACCTGTGCTGCTGCTTGTCCTTCCGAGTATCCGCGCTGTGGCTTGCGTGAGGCCAGAGGCGGTGATGGAGCCGCTGGCGGCTGCGCCTGTTACGTCTGCGACAACGTGGGTGTGTCGATTTGTTCCGTCTTCGACCCAGCTATTATTTGAAGTCGAAGCGGCGATGTATGTTGCTCGCTGACCGTTTGTAAGGCTATTGCCCAAAAAACTACCATTGCCATTGCGAACGGGCATTTCTCGCCCCGTGAAAGTTGTGAACCGAATTTGCACAACATCGCCAGCCTGCACATTTGTTGTTGGTAGCTGGACGTTTGGTGTTGGCGTATTAAACGTGTTGACTGTGACCGTGTAAATCTTTGCGCGGGCGGCGGTCAGTGTGACGTTGGCGGTGATGGTTCCGAGGTCTTCAGTGACGAAGATGGACTGCGCCCCAATATCACTGGGAGCTAAAAAATCACTTCCGCTAATCGCATGGGACTCTTTGTGCGCGAGGGTGCTGCTTGGCGTCCTCGCATCCGAAAGCCGCGCATCATTCCCCTCGCAAGCTGTTCCTGCCGAAGATCCGTAGCTGACTGTGAGAGTTCTATTAGCTGTAAGATCTCCTCCACCTGTAAGCCCTGTTCCCGCGCTGATGGTTCTACTTGTCGGCACACCTCCGATATTAGTTAGTGCGGTTGCGGGATTTGAGACATCAGATAAGTTATTAACCTCAAGCAATGCTCCTTGCGCCGTCAAAAGCCCGCCAACATTGATCGTCCAAGCTGTGAATGGCCCTCCGCTACCTTCTACGGTATCGACATTAACCACCAACGATGTTCCAGAATAGCTGGTAACAAAAGCATGCATATGACGGGATGCATCGTATACAATGGTAACGTCTTGTGTCGGGGTGTAGCTAAGTCCTGACTGGACAACGAATGTCTTGGAGCCAGTAGTAAGGGAGTGGGATGATGTGCTGGTTGTGAGATATCGGTCTCCGCGATTTGCCAGAGTAAATGCCGTAGTTGCAACCTGAGTGGTATTGGTTCCAGCAGATGCTGTAGGGGCTGTCGGAGTACCAGTGAGGGCTGGCGATTCCAGATTGGCTTTGAGATCTAGTGCTGTTTGCGTTGCGGTAGATACAGGCTTATTCGCATCCGAAGTGTTATCGACACTGCCAAGCCCAACCATGGATTTGGTAATCCCGCCAACCGTTCCAGTAAATGTTGGAGAATTTATTGGTGCTTTTAGATCCAGTGCGGCTTGAGTGGCCGTTGAAATAGGCTTATTAGCGTCTGATGTATTGTCAACATTGCTTAGTCCAATATCAGATTTTGTGGCAGAAGCTCCAACAGTTGCCCGCCCCTTTGCGTCAACCGTGACCTTGGTGTAGGTACCAGCAACAACCCCACTATTGGCCAGTGTGGCATTTGTAATGGCGCTGCCAGTGTTTCCAGATAGCGTTAAATCGCTACCAGTGACGGAGATGCTTCCAGATGGAATTGATACCGCCTGTGTCGAAAGATTGGTGACCCTACCTTTTGTGTCTACTGTTACTACAGGTATAGCGGTTGAAGATCCGTAAGTACCAGAGGTTACTCCCGAAGTGATTAGGGTCGGATTTGGGTAAGTTCCCGTAAGATCTCCGCCTGCTGGGCCAACAGGAGTATTTGAGGTGGCATAACGTGGAAGGATTTGCCATCCACGGGTAGTCCCCGTGTAGACCATTGTAAAGTATGCTCCTTCGACATTGCAGACCAAATTCTCTTCAATACCCTCAATTCTTTTTCCGTTTCGGGCAATAGTGAGATTATTGGTGTCAAAAGTTTCGGAGAAATCAAGGATGTCTATGGCGTCCCCGTTATCAGGATTTGCTGGCAGCGTAAGAGTGAATGGCCCACCAGATGTGTCTGCGGCTATAAGATCCGCAACTTCCAGCGTCCTGTTGCTCGATACAACTACATAGTTGATATCTGGCTGCGGGCCAGCGGGCCCACGCTCTATAATCTCAAGAACCTCTACCTCTCTTTCGGTTATCTCAACAACTTCTATCTGTTTTTCGATAACCTCAATGACTTCTTGGCTCATCGGGAAATTTCCTGATAGACCTTGGCCTTACCAGTGGCAAATGCGATATAAGTATAGCCGAGGTAGAGTTCGATTTCATAGACGTTGTCGCCTGCGGTGAGATTTGCTGCCTGTGTGGCGGTTATTTCGATTTCAATAGTTCCCGCGCTTCCGCCTAGCGTGATCCCACTTCCAGAGGTTAGCGTGAGCAAGGTAGCGCTATCCTTTGCACATTCCCGAATTACCATATTGGCACCGTAGCCTGAAAGATTTACAGGTACATTGGACTTGCCATTACAAGACTTTGCCAGATAACGAAACTTCGCCGTCCAAGTTTTTCCTTGGACGATTTCAATATCTCTCTCAAGTCTCCAGTAGTTTGTCATTTATAAAGAGGAACACGGAAGCTAACATTGCTGCCATTAGTCTGAATTGTAACATCCATCCAAGCAACATGGTTGTTGAAATTTCCAGCATTTGTCGGGTTAGAATTTGTGGCAAACACTGCTGCTTGGAAGTTGGCATTGTTGGTATTTGTTAGGGCTGGAAGACCGAGGCCAAGATTTGTTCTGCTTACAGCCTTGTCACTTTCTGTATTGGTTCCTGCAAAATAAATAGGCTCCACATAAGACAAATTGTGATCCAAGTTCCAAACGCTGCCGTAATAAACAAATTTTACAGCTTCGTTAAATCTAGTGAGTGTAATCAGGTTGTTTGTACTTCCGTCAGACCTAACAATGGTCATGCTGTTTGTCGGGCCTTTGTGTACAATTGTGGCGTTATCGCCAGCAAATGCCGTTCCATTGGTTCTAAGCAAAATAACATTTGTTACATTATTGATACTGAAAGCGAGGCTATGAAGGTGAAGGCTTCTTGATCCAGTAGCAAAATTTGTCGAATTGGTAGTTGGAATACTCTCTTGAAATGTAGATGAAATCGGAGCCTGCTGCCAGAAGTTGGTTGGGCTTACTACAGATCCACCTGTATCGACCAATACTGGATTAGTGTTAGATCCAAAAAGTGCAGCTTGGAATGTGGCTGCGTTTGTATTGGTAAGACCAGTCCAAGGCAATCCAAGGTTAGTTCTGGCTGTGCCAGCATCGAATGCCGTATAAGCAAATCCGCTCCAACCAACAAAAGCTGGTGTTGCGGTGGAAACATTTGTAACTACTTTTGAAACTGCTCCACCACTTCCTATCGAAAGAAGACCGCTACCCAAAGATGATACGCCTTCAAAAAGGAGAGGCCCATTAAGATAGATCCCGTTGCTTGCGTTGACAGCAAACGTGCTGTTTCCTCGCGAAACCGCCGCTGTCCCTCCTTGTGGAACTCCATTGAAAAGAAAAGCACCCCAATTGGTCATTGTTCCAATTCCGCCCAAAAGAACAGATCCACCAGCTTGATTTCCAAAGTTTGACATGGAGTGACCAAATCCAACAGCAAGACTGTTTTCCACTGTTGAGTCTATTGTTATCTGTTTTCCAAATGCCGAAGAAGCGTTTGAGACCGTGGAATTATTAGTTATATTAATACCGACCGATAGAGAAGCAAACGCATTATTTGTCGCGCCAAGCCCGATGGCATTGCGGAAGTTTGTGGCGTTGGTGTTGGTGAGCCAAGTTGCACCGAGGCCAAGGTTGGTGCGGGTAGTAGCGGCGGAAATTCCTGTAAATTGGATTCCATCAGAAGCAACAGTGGTGCCGTTTGAGCCAGCGGCAACTTCCAAACTGCCAGCAAACAAGTCTGCAAGAATCGTGAGGCCGTCAAAAACAGGCTGGGCATTGGTTCCCAACCCAATCGCACTTCGGAAATTTGTGACATTAGTGTTGGTTAGCCAAGTCGCACCGAGACCGAGGTTAGTGCGGGTTGTAGCAGTCTTTAATACCGCATTTGTCCCCACAATAGAAATTGCACCGTTTTCGACTTGAACGTCTCCAGAAAATGTTTGGGTTTCTGGTTCATAACGAATAATGCCAGACCAAAGAATAGCATCATTAGAGATGCTGAGATCACCGCCACCAAATGAAACTCCAGCAAATACAGGAATATTTGTTGCTCCAAGCCCAATAGCTGTGCGAAAATTAGTGACATTGGTATTTGTTAACCATGTTGCGCCCAATCCTAAATTTGTGCGAGTTGCAGACGCATTTCCCAAAGCGTCACCACCAAAAGAAATAGGAACATAAAATGTAGAGGTGTTTGTAAGCCACTCTTGATTTTGGATTCCAATAGCCGAACGAAAAAAGCTACTATCTGTATTCGTAAGCCATGTAGCACCCAATCCAAGATTGGTTCTGGCTACGCTTGCATTAGTTGCTCCAGTTCCACCATTAACCAAAGCAACGATTCCAGTAATATTGGTTGCTGTTATATTTGTTAAACCAGAAGCGTTTCCATTTGTTGCTATTTTGGTATCAAGATTTGACTGAAGACCGACAACTCCAGAGATGGCAATATTCGTCAATGAGGCACCATTGTTTGTGGAAAGATTGGTAAGATTTGTGCTGGACGACTGAAATGCGGTTGCTGGATTTGTCGCTGCGGTTCCGAGTCCAAGCCCTGAACGAGCATTTGAAGCATCGGCGCTCCAAAAGTTGGTCGGCTGGACTACGGTATTGTTAGTCCCAACCAGAACATTGCGCGTTTGCCCGAAGCCAGAAGCAACCAAGGCTCCACTGATAATAAGTGAGAGAATATATTTCATTGTTACATTAGTCGTTTCCAAACCCTTTTGGTTCCTGTTTGGCTATCATAGTCATTGGGTCGAACTACGAATGGTAGGTTTTCGGCGTCAGTGCCGTTGGCAAGTTGATAGATTGCAGGAAGCCCATCAACAACCAGAAAGATAACAATTCCAACAGCATAAGTTCCGCTAACTGTATTCAGGCTATCAAGGTTGGTTGAGCCGCCGCCCTCTAAACCAGTAATTGAAGGTTCAACACGAAGAATGTTGACGCTTGGGGTTTGGATCGGAGTCGAAGAAACGCCGATAACGCTACTAGAGGGGATGGGGATACAGATCTTGCTCATTTATCGGGTAACCTCTGGTGAAATGATAACATTGCCTTGCAGGATTCGGGTTGTGACGGCCCCGTTGTAAAGCTCAAGGTCATATACGGCTTTATCACAGACCGAGAGCGATGCCGTGTCAGATGCCGAAATAAATAGTCTAATAGATCCCGTAGCTTCATTCAATACGATTCTACCATTACTTGTGGACAATTCAAGAATTAGTGCTTTGGATTCGGGCTTTGACCGAATATGAATCTTGGCGGTATAGCCCGTAAGATCCACTGGTGCAGATGGTTCTCCAGTCTCGTAAAACAGAGTCTGATTAAACGTGGCACCTTGGAATATACAAATATCCGCTTCGGCAATCGGTAGTTGAGCCATAAATGGCAAATAGAATCTACCAATTCTTCTTTATAGTCAAGGCTTGTTTGAGTTTTTTAAATGTCTCTTTGTTGATACGTTTCTTTTCCTCAATCGCCTCACTTCCCGCCATGGCTCCAAATACCTTGCGGGCCACAAATAATCCTACTGCAAACGAATCAAACAAGTCGGGAGATTTTCCGATCCTCTTTTTCATGTCAGTCTTGGACTCAATGATGATCTTGCGGGTTCGGCGCACATACTTTCTCTGGGTCATCTCCCATGCCAAGTCGGGCGTAATTCCTTTGAGTTGCTCGCATTCAAGAAAGTAGCGAGCAGCAAAGCACAGTTCTGAGGCCATGTTGTGGAACAATTCCTTGCCAACTTGCGGTTTTCCAGTGACTTCGTTTCTCATGGCGTATTGGGCGCTGACAGGAAGGTCGGATGCCGCTCCTGCAAAACTTACTGCATGCCAACCCTTTAGGAGTTCTCGTTCTCCGATTGACCAGAAAATACCTCCAGCCGAAGCATCTACGCCCATCCACTGATTTGGAATTCCCAACTTTAGAGAGAGATCGTGGATTTGTTGGATCATCTCGTATTGGAAGTCCTCTTGAGAGCCCGCCCTTCGGTTGAGGACATACTGTTTTTCGACAGCTATCGCCCACTTGCCGCTAATAAGCTTTCCATACTTGAGGTGTGTAAACACGAACCTATCGCCGCCTTCGGTATAGCTTGGATCAATGCCAGCAATATCTTTCGGGGTTCCATCCCAGATCGGCCTATCCAATGCCCCATGGCGAGCCAATAGGATATCAGAGACAATCGTAGAGTCATCGGCATCGGCAGGGGGCCAGAATCCTCTAAACTTTCTCCAATACTGCGGATTGAGTTCTCCGAGTTCCTTTTTGGCAAGAGCCACATCATTAGGTTTGGGAAGAAATGGATAGCGCAACCCCTTGCCAGCATCGAAAGACTGTTGGTTCGGATTGTCGTTCTCTGAATCAAACCTGATACATACCCCCTCGATACCAGCAACCCGTATCTTCCAATTCGGGGTTTGCTCGTCCACACTCATCCATCCCTTGATGGGTTCGCAGAATTTTCCATGGGGGTCAAAAATGGAGGACGGGTTACCAGCGCCGACAATATAAAGCTCTTGTGCGCCCTTGAAACCCCAGACCGCCTCATTGATTACCGAAGCCGAGCAGTCTTGTAACTCGTCAATAATCAACACGATACGACGATTTTTCTTACCCTGAAGTCGCTTCTGGGCATCGTCTTTGTATTCATCGCCAGCCGCCAAAAGCATGATGGAGGATGCGTCACTCACCCCTGTTTCGGGATCAATAATAGCGCCTTCCTCATCCGAAAGCTTGATGATGTCCATGGACTCAATGAGTCTTCCAGAGGCTAACCCCATGTTTCGGGCTTCGCGGTACATCTTGACCAATGCCGCCCAGATACGCTGTTTGGCGTCAATTTTGGACGTAGAGACCACAATGGTCATCGTATTGATGGGGTCGCAGAACCAGTTAACCAGCGCAAACGCCGCCATCCCATAGGATTTGCCAGAGTCGGTACCGCCAGCCAGACCCGTCACACTTCGGACAAATCGGTTTCCTGTAGCCTCATCCACCTCATAGACTTGGTTGCAGAATGCCTGTGCGCTTAGTTCCGCCCACCTGTGCCATTGGAAGGTTGGCCAGATTGCCGAGACAACATTGCGATAATGTCGGGCCTTGCCAAGCCCTCCTTCTTCGGGGGTAAGCCCCTGCAAGAAGGCGTCCATCTCAATGCGGATTGGCGTAATTGCCTGTCCGTCTTTGGGTAACCACAACCTCCCGTATTTCTCTATCCCTTGATCAACTGTTGCCATTTATGAAATTTATACTAAACTAATCCGAATGGAGAAAAAGCGCAAGAGCGGAGAGCGGGATTGGGATACGCCAGAAAACCGCATCAAAAAACAGAATGCATTTAGGCTCTACGCCGCTGGGAGAGGATTGCCAGAGGTAATGAAAGCCCTAGAAACAAAGCATAAACCAACTCTGGAAAAGCTAATCTATAGCGAAAAGTGGGACGAGTACGTCAAGGTATGGCAGGAAAATCCCGAAGCAGAAAACCTCTACCCTTGGGATAAAGAACGTCCCGTAGCCTTGGTTACACCTCCCTCCAGAATGGAGGAGATGGATAAGAAGCGTAGAATGGAATGTATCAAGGGATTCTCCATGTACTGTTCGGGGCGTAGCCTGCGGGATATTGCCGAAGAACTGAAGGTGAGCGAGTCTACTGTTTGCTTGTGGCGGGATACCCAACGCTGGATTCAGTGTAGGGAGCGTTTGGTAAACGAACAATCTCCCGCTCCTTGGGAAGATGACGGAGTTCCTTCCGTGATGTCGGAAATCACAGCTTCATTGGAGACCATGAAGAAATCCATCAAGTTTTTAACTGGCAAGGTTCTGGTGAAAGCCGCTGATGCCGCGCAAGACCTAGACGGCATGGAAGCCCTCGGCATGATGAGAAACATCAAGCAGTTGGCAGAAGCCGCATCTATTAACTTCTCCGAGGGCAATAATCAGCAAAATGCAATTCAGATCAATATTGCCACCAAGCTGGAGTCGATGAAGATTCCCGAAAACAACACCTATGAAGCGGAGCTAATTATCAATGAGTGACGCGCCTAAATTTTGCTACGAGAGAAAAACGGATGTGCCGCCGCAGGGATGGTGGGTTAAATGCCCAATCGTTGACGAAAAAGTCCAAGGCGGAGATTACTGGGATATGGTAAAAAACTGCGAGAAGCTTTTGCTCTCCAGAGGAATAACGCCCCCCGTTGATCTTGTGTCACAAATAGACAACAACCTTTGTGACAGACTTGCTGGGAATACCAACTGCGTTCCGTGTTCAACAGCCAAGCAAACACTTGGATTCGGCGAAATTGTGCGGTGGGTAAGGGCAATGTACCACTTCGCCAAAGACAACAAATTTCAACTGGTTGATCAGGAAGAAGCGGAACGAAGGGCCAAAATCTGTGCATCTTGTCCGCAGCAGATCCCAACTTCTGGATGTTGGGGGTGTAAAGGAATTGCTGGAATGTTGCCCCATATTGCGGGAGCAAAGACAACGTCTTACGACCAGCAACTTAAAGCTTGCGGGGTTTGCGGCTGCTACAATGCCGTCTCAGTCCATCTTCCAATTGATACACAGGGCGGAGAAGGATTGAACTTCCCATCCCATTGCTGGAAGGCTACGCCACCTCAAATCGGGTAATTGCCTTGTTGAAGCTCATGTTGGCGACACCTGTGGGGCCGTCACGATGCTTGCCGACAATAAACTCCATGGTGGGATTCTGCTCATGGTCTTGGGCGTCTTCGCTGTGAAGCATGATGACAATGTCTGAATCCTGTTCAATGGCTCCAGATCCCTTGAGGTCTGAAAGGCTTGGGCGCCCTCCGCGCTTGTCTGGGTCGCGGTTGAGTTGAGCCAGCACCAAAACAGGAACCTTGAGGGTTTTGGCCAGATCCTTGATGCCGCCGCTAATCTCTTCCACCTCGCACACGCGATTGTCTTTTCCGCGCTTGCTATCGCCCTTGACCAACTGGAGGTAGTCAATGATGATGAGGTCTAGCGGGGTGCGCTGGTGGGCGCGGCGAGCAACCGCCTTGAGATAACCGATAGATTTGGCCGAGCTATCATCGCAGATGATTTCGGATGCTTGGATTTCCTGCACGGCCCGCCCGAGAGACTGTTTCTGATGCGGGGTCACCCGACCAGACAGGATGTCAGCGGCACCCACACGCGCCCGCGAGCGAATCATGCGCTCCATGAGAGCAACGCTTGTCATCTCCAAAGAGAAGATCAAGACCCGTTTCTTCTGGTTAAGTGCCACGTTTTCGGCAATCTGAAGGGCGCTGGCCGTCTTGCCAACCGCTGGTCTCGCAGCCAAAACAACCATGTCCCCGCCACGCAAGCCAAACATGAGAAGATCATCTAATGGAGTGATGCCAGTGCGAATGCCGATACAGGGCTTTCCAGCAATCGTGGATTCGATGTTCTGGGCAGCGCGATCCAAGGCGTTATTGATCGATAGCTTGCTACCGTCATCCATCTCGTAGTCAGCCCGCATGACGGTGGTCTCTGACCAGTTCTTAAGTTCTTCAATCTTTAGCTCGCGATCTCTGGCTTTGTGAACCATGTCGTTGGCCAAATATTCCAGCGACCTTCTGTAGCGGGCTTCCTCCAACTTGGGGTAGTAACGCTTCCAGTTGTTGTGGGCTACACACGAAGTTGCGACTTCTGTGATCTTCTGCTCACCCCCAACGATATCGTATTCGTTGGCGGCTTCGATCTCTCCCTTGACGTTGATGATATCTGCCTGCATCCCCTTGGCGATACAGCGCATGACCGCCCGAAAGATGATCTTGTTCTCCTGAAGGTAGAAATGATCTTCCTTTATGGATAAAAGAATCTCACGCTGATCCTCTGATGGGGCATGACAGAGGCAGGAAAGGATGGCGGTTTCGGCGGATGGTTCAAAGATGACTTCTTGCATAGGAAGCGTTAGACAGCCTCTTTGGTCATCCGTTCAAAGAATCTGAACAAGCTTCCCGTCATCGCCAGTCTTCCACATTCCATGTTTAAGGCTATTGGATTTTTTTGTTTCCAGTATTTTAAGCATGGACTGCCTGCGGCGTTCACGCTCTGATTCCGAGATCACCCGCTTTTTCTTAGCTTTTTTGGGTGATTTACGCACCACTTTTGAAGCCTTATCGCAAACCGTTTCACTTTGTGTATCTTTGTTAACGCCTTGATCCAATCCCGTGGAATCTGACGGCATTGGAAATCCCTTTTGTGCCATCTTGTGGAGAGATCCGTCTTTACATCCGTGGATAACCACGGCTTGGCTGGAGATAATTCGGTCTGGGCAAGTAACCCCCTGAACCGCTTGAGCCTCTGGATCTGCGGCAAAGAATACAATCTTTCCGTCCTTCCATTGGTAGTTGACGCTTTTCCAGTAGGTTCGGATAAGCGGCGTGTCGCGGCCAATCTCCAAGAAGTTCCAACGGCATCGAACGTCCCAAGGCTCTGGAATGTTTCCTGAGTTCTTGTAGGCCAAGTTGTAAGTCGATAGCGATTGAGCCGAGGCGCAAAAGTCCAAGAAATTGGGAGGATAAACCGCGCTTCCCACAATCATCTTGTAAATGTTCCTTCCGTTGGAAGCCATTCCGCCTTCATAGAGGTGACCAATGATACCGACTTGTTTATGGTATTCGGCGTCGAGATCATCAATCCACCCTTCTTTCATGGGGACGCAGTCTGGTTCCCAGAAGTAAAATGGAGTCTTGGTTGGATACATCGCAGATGCCACATCGGCAAACATCTGATTCGGGCCAAGTGGCCAACCATCGAAGCCATCTTGTACAATGAGGTGGTCAACTTCAGGAAAGCCTTTCTTTAGTTCATGAATGATGTCAGAAACGCCAGATGTGTCATTCTTGGTACACACTGTTGCCTTGTGGCGCATGTTAATCCCCATGGCTGTGATAGCCTTGGCCGACTCCATTGCCAGTTCGGCGTCCCCGTTATGGTAGGCAAAGACGATATTCATTGTGCGTCGAAGTTTAGCGGCCAGCTTGGATAGACGGGGTCTTCCAAGCGAATGCGAACGTTGTTACGCCCTTGGCCCGTCAGCTTTTCGGACTCAAGGGTTGCCTCTTCCTTGCTTAGTCCAAAGGCGTGAAGTTCCACAACTTTGTCCCCGTAGCACACGATGAATGTTTTATCTTTAGTCATTTTTTCTTTTTCTTTGCTTCTGATTGATTGATGTACTTTTGAAAGGATTCGGCGCAATCTCTGGCCATCTCGATTTCTGATTCTGGGTCGAAGAAGTAACCGCCACGTTCAGCGTAGAGTGCTTCCATCGGCATGGGCCCACCCCTACGAAATCTTGGGCCGACAACGAATGGAGAAACGGAGTCTTCATTGATTACCGTAAGAACTACTTTGAATCGGGCCATGGTGTCCAATACTTAATCACACGTTCAAGAATATGTCCAACTCCGCTCCATCCATGGTGGGGATGGTAGTGGCATGCCCATTTCAATGGAGGATTTGACTCATCGTTTTTGATGAGGTAGATTCCCTCTGCATCAGGTTTTGTATCATTGTAATCGTTCCAAGTGATCATAGTAGGTATGACAAGAAAAACTCCACTTCGTTCAAAAACTCCACTTAAACGCAGCGGAAGGTTGCGGTATGCATCCCCCAAGCGCCAGAGTGAATACAAGGAGTATGCAAAGGTGAAGAAAGCTTACTTGGCACTGCATCCCATGTGTGAGAAATGCAAGAAGTCGAAGAGTCAGGACATCCATCATAAGGCGGGGCGCAATGGGCGCTACCTTTGCGACTACAGTCTGTTTGCCGCGCTTTGTCGGGGTTGCCATGATTGGTGCCATCAGAATGGACGAGAAGCCCGCAAGCAAGGATGGATCATTGATACATTTCATGCTCTTCAAGATCCCTCTCCAGAACCTTCATCAGTTCAATCTCATAGCCAAAGTCAGGCTCATACTGCCGAATAATTGGATTCCAGACCTTACCCTTGGGGGCTGTCCAGTTGCGGAAGGCATCAACGGCATTGATCCAACTAGTTTCCAAGGGTGCATTCCATTCATGTTCTGGTGGGAAGTTCCAAGGATAGGGGCGTGGCGGATAAGAAACACAACCACTTGCAATAAGTAGTGCGATTACTATCCCTGCTCCTTGAAGTCGTAAAACCATAGCTCCTCCTCGCTTTCGCTAACCCAACGGCTTCCAGTGCTTTCGCAGCTAAATTCTTGGCTAAACACCTTCCAGTCGGGCTTCTTGGGAAATTTCTTGGCGATAAACGATCCGCCATCCATCCATAGCACACGATTGTTAGGCTGGATGAAATATTGTCCATTGCCCGCAAACACATGACCACACTTGTGGCCTGCTGCCATTTCCCCGTAGCCAGAGGTGTATTGCGGCCCCAAACACCAATCTAGCGTGAACATATACTTGGCCTCCTCAAAGCTTTTGTTTTTAAGCATGATGGATGCCGCCCTGTTCTTGCAGTAATCCAAGATGTTGACAGAGCAATAGTAGCTCATGGAGTCCCATAGCTGTATCCAATCCAAAGGATAGAAAGTCCCACCAGTTTCATCGGTATGTATGTAATGGATCGGCACTCTAGCATGTTGACTTCCGTATTCCGTCATCACGCTGAACAATCCACATCTCTGAGGGATAGAAGTATAGGCAAACACTTCTACCAGTTGTCTTGGACGAGAAATCTCTGGTTCCAGATCGTAGAAGAACCCTTCGTCTACAAAGGCAAAGAAGGTGGGAATATTAACATTGAGGTAGTTGCTCATTGTTCAGCAATCTTGCGAAGAAGTCTTGTCTGCTCTCGTAATTCCGAAAGTTGATGGCTGGCTGCAAGTTCAGCATCCAATCGTGCGTTTGATTCAGCCAACTCCGCATTGATGCGGCGAAGGGTGGATAGATAGGTGTCTTTAGGCTCTGGGCGACTCACATTTCCATAAATAACCTGTGTGCGCCCCGAATCTAAATCATAGATAGCCCCGCTAAACGAACCATCTTGTGCCTGAACGCTGGTAACCAATGTCACTAATAGTAGTAGTAGTTTCATAAAGAGATTGGAAGCGGGGTGGCGCGACTTCATCGACCCCCCGATCTTTGAAGCTTCCGCATTTTCATGCCGAGTCTCCCCGCTTCCAAAAATTGGGAGAGGACTCAGGTCGCTCAACCCCGCATTCGCAGTGTTGCCCTCAATGATCCTCTCCGAAGTGTTCATAGATACATAGACCATAGCCCCTTCGGGGCGTTCAATGTTTTTTTAAGGGATACATATTTTATGTATTATCCTCCATATCTGCGTAACCAAATCATGGTTTTACTCTGTTAAATGGGTTTTTAAAATTTCGGAAACACTCCCAAACGGCGGGCTGTGAGCCAGTCGCCCGCCTATAGGATTGATTAATTCCTTTGAGCTAGATCCTACCGAATGACCACACCTCGCCCCCGCAGGGGCAAAGGCATGGTCAAAATGGATCGGCTCATTCCTTGTGAGTGAGTCCTCCGCTTTATTCCACAGATCACGATCTAGGCTCCGAAGCCGCTAATAGACCTTCAAACAATCGCAATCGACCTCCGAGGGTATTATCCCTCGCGCTTACCAGAGTTTCTCTGGATTCCCACGCCGCAATAAGATCAAGCAATGGGACGGATGGCTAACTGTGAGTGCGGCGGATTTACCCTTGCATACCTCGTCACAGGTTCTAGTGGCGTATGTACGCTCCACTTTAGCGACTGTCAATCGACGTTGACAGCGCGACCCTACAAAACGTTCAAACAAGAGTCAATCAAAAAAAGGGTGCGGCCCCGCAGAGAAGTCAACGTCAGACAGCCGCAAACGGAACCGCACCCAGAACTATGCAAACGAACGCCAAAATAACTAAGAGTGGCTACTCTGTCAACAAGAGAGTAAGATCTTTCTGTGGATAAAGAATCCTACAAAGCCTACTTGCACACCCCCTATTGGCGGGAAGTAAGCCGACTTGTGAAGAAGCGGTTCGGGTGGAGGTGTGGGGTTTGCAATAGCCCGCTAGAACTTCAGGCCCACCACCGCACCTACGAACACCGAGGGGATGAACTCAACCATCTGGATGACCTGATCTGCCTTTGCAAGATCTGCCACAAAATGTTCCACAAAGAACAAAAGAAGGCTAAACCGCGAAAGGCGCGGAAACGAAAGTCTCCACGCCTCTCCAATATTAATATTTGACGTATATTGAACAACAGCTAGGTTTAAGTGTCAATATATAATCATATGATCAACACATCTATTCTACCTACTGAAATTCAAGAAAACCCCGAAATCACCATTGGCGAACTGGCCGTAAAACACGGAGCAAGCTACCATGCCATGGCTTCGGCGTTGAAGCGTACTGGCATTCGGGCGCGGCGGAAGAAGACTACCAAGAGACGCTTGTCCAGCGGGGGAAGGTCTTTCAAGATTCTGGGTTTCATTATGAACAACCCCGAAACCAACTTCACCGCCGTTGCCGAAGTATTCAATTGCACCCGCGAGTATGTGAGCCAGATTGAGGCCATCGCCCGTGAAGAGGGGATCATCAAATGACCGTTGGACGAGTCTATTCTAACATCAACCCCGTCCATGCGGATGTGTTTGAGGTGTTACTACAGCAGAAAGAAAGGCAATTGGAGAAGGCCCGCCAAGCACTGATGATGTGCATCGCCCCCGATCCCGAAGCCGAAAAATTCAAAGAGGAAGTATTGCTTGAGCAATGAAGGAAATCCCAGCAGGCTATGTGGAAGTGAGCAAAGGAGTCTATGAGCGAATCGACACAATCCAACGAACCTTTCTTAATCGTAAGAGTGCCAGCAGTAACGCCAAGCCTAAACGCGCTGTTCGCAATGAATCACTGGCGAAGGGCTGCGGCAAAAAAGAAAATACAGGACGCATTCACATCCGCCTTACGGCAAGAAGGAAACGACTTATTGACCCAGACAATCTCGTTTTCAAATACTTCATTGACTGCCTCCGCTATGCTGGAGCAATTCCAGATGACCGTGCGGAAGATGTCACTATTGAAACGAAGCAAGAAAAAACTCGTCAAAAAGAAGAGACGATTATAGAGTTGTTCCGTGAATCAAAAGCAGTTTGATGATGATCTAAAAGTCGCCTACGATGACACGGGTGTTCTGATGCCATTTCCAGAACAAGAAGAAGGCTTTTGCGACAATCCTATCAGAAGGCTGTTTGAACAAATTGAGGAAACCGATGTCGAAGAAGAGTGACGATGGATCAGGCAACAATCAACTTTCTTGGGCGGTCTATTCTTAAATACCGCCAATTCAAGCTTTCGTTTGTTCCTCAAAAGTATCTCATCACGGGCAAGGCCACATCTGTGGGGTGGGCAGATGACAAAGAGCTACGCATAGCCACCAAACGCTCGCTCTCCACATGGCTGGATGTTTTTGTCCATGAAACATGTCACCTAGATCAGCAGCTTCAAAGACCAAAGTGGCACGATGTCAGGGAGGACGCCCTTGGGAAGTTGGATGACTGGCTTGCTGGCAAGAAGGTGGACTATGTGGACAAGTACATCCGTCTCGTTGTTGAGCTAGAATGGGATTGCGAGATGCGCTCTGTCCGCAAGATCTCCCGAAACAAACTACCCGTAGATCTTAAACGCTATGCCCAGATGGCCAATGCCTACATCTTGGGCTACCACTGGATGTTCAACAATCGCAAGTGGTGCAAGAAGAGCTACGAAACCACCCGCATCTGGAGCATGATGCCCGAAAAAATTATCCCCCTAAATACTGCGTTATTCCCCCCTAGCAAACTTACCGATCCGTACTATGATTGACCTAATGAATAACGGGCTCAATGGCAGTAGCGACCACATTCCATGTCCCGCCTGTTCACAGCTTGATGAAATCAAGCAGCTACTTTCTGAGTACCAGACATTTACAGGCGAAAACCCGATTGTCTCAATTGACCTACTGATTTCGGAGGTCAAGATGTGGAGATCCAAAGACTCCTACGAGCGGAAACTTAAAACCTCCATGATATCTAATATGGTCAAGAGTATGGAAAAACAAGGACTCCAAATCGATGAAAACAATTGAGTCCAAGTGGCAGGGGCGGTTTATCAAGTTGGCCGAGGAAGTCTCCACATGGAGTAAAGATCCATCGTCACAAGTTGGCGCTGTCATTGTCCGACCAGACCGAACCATAGCTTCTGTTGGATTCAATGGCTTCCCAAGGGGTGTGGATGATAGCGAACACCGAATCACCAACAGAGAGGTTAAGCTTCTCTACACCATCCACGCCGAGATGAATGCCATCCTATCGGCCAAAGAGCCATTAACAGGATATTCCCTTTTTGTCTGGCCATTCCAACCATGTGCCCATTGTGCGGCGTCTATCATTCAATCGGGAATCAAAGATGTGTATTGCCCGTTCAACGCCCATCTGGATAGCTACGAGCGTTGGGCTGAATCTTTCAAAGCCGCCCTCCAGATGTTTGACGAGGCCGATGTTAGGGTTATTTTATCTTGACATTGAACGAGTTCCGACATTAAGTGTCTTACTTAACTATGAGCAATGGGCTTACAAGAGTCTTTGAGTGGTTTAGCGGATGGAGAGAATACTCTCAATTTGAACATGACCATGAGGGCTACATTACTGTTGAGCGAGTCGGAGAACACGGGTCTGCAATGTTTCTTTGGAGGGTTGACAAAGATCCCGTTCACCTCGATTGTATGTACATGGACGGGAAAACTTTCGTCCGATTCAGCAACAACCACCATTAATTTATGAGCGAAGAAACCAACCAAACCAAACCATCCGAAGAGCTTACCAAGCGCGTTAACGGCGCTTATGTGGCCAAGGATTATACGCTGCTTAACGGCGGCACCGACAACATCGTAATGATTCAAGGAGAGCGCGAAGGCGTTGAACCTGTGGACGTTCTCCTCACCTATGAGGGAATGGAAGAAGTTGTGGCATCCCTGAAGGAATCCACCAAACCGAAACAAGAAGAAGTCAAAGAAGAGCCTTCTGATGACTAGCATCTGGCTGATTGGGGCGGTAGGTATCTGCTATGGTATTGTTTCTATGGAGCAGGCCATTCGCGGAAACTACGCCCTGTCGGTCATCTGGGGAGGATATTGTTTTTCCCAGTGGGGACTTTTATGGATAACTCTTTACGGGGGAAAGTAAAACTGGCATAATCTGATCTTCGTTCTTTCACAGAAAGGAGGTGAGGTTATGTGGTACACAATACCATCGGGCATCGTATTCGGCCCCTACGGAAGCATTGGTTATGTCGGAACATTACAGCGGAAGGATTTGGAACAAATCGCTAAGACTTGTGTCAAATTGTTTCACTGGGCAAAACGTAAGCTTCTGTAGTTTTAAGGGAGGGGGCAAAACGCCTCCTCCCTTTTGTTTTATGAAAGGAACACAAACACAATGGAAGCACTAGGATCTATCTACGCAATGCTGGCCTGCTTGTTTATCGGCTGGTGGAAGATAACTGACAAATACCTTGACTAATGGTTGACTCATTTACGTCTATTGTTTTCTGGGGAGCCATGCTTATCGTGGCCCTCAAGGTCATCAAAGACCGCATCAAACCCGAATAACAATGAAGATAACTACAATTATCGCAGTATCTATCCTAGCCACCATCTTCTGGGGCACATTTTCTTATGGCGTCTATGCTCTCCTCTACTGGAAATAAGCTGGAAAACTGGATCAAAGTCCGTGACGGCAACGAGGTGGAGATAATGAATCTCCTCCAAGAGTATGGAGTGGTGAGCGACAATGCTGTCTGGGCCAAGGATGTGGGCAATGATGGGAAGGCCATGCGATGGATGGCAATAAACTTTGAACATTTCAAAGCCCACGCTGTCTAATATCGCAATGGAAACTTGTTTTGAGGTTGGTCAGAGCGCAGAACGACGATTTTCACAGCACATTGATGGGCCTATCTTTGCCACCAAAGAGCAAGATATCCATGAGCATTGGGATGTTAAATCGGTAGTTGGAACAAAATACGATGTTAAGGCCATGAAGAAGTGGAAACGGGCCGACCCCGAACCCACAGACCGTATCCACTTTGTCGAATTGCGTAATGTCCAAGGAAAGCTAGGCTGGCTTTACGGAGAGGCTGACTACATAGCCTTTGAGACCCGCGCCCACTGGATCGTGGTGCCGCGCCAGAAGCTGGTGTTCTTTGTCGAAGGAGCCACAGAAAAGAATGAACGAAGCGAAAAGCCCGCTGTCTATAAACTTTACCAACGCGAAGGCCGAAAGGATCTAATGACTGTAGTTCCAACCATGGATCTGTTGGCCATTAGCGAGGTAATAATCAACAAAATAAAACTATGAGTAATCAACAAAAAGATAATTCGGGAGCATTGTTCCCAAACAAAAGCGATAACCCCAAAGCCCCAACCCACAAAGGTAAAGTCATTATCAATGGCGTAGCCTTGGATGTGGCTGGCTGGAAACAGAAGTCCCAAAAGGGAGTGGACTACATTAGCCTCAAGTTCTCTCCTCCTTACAAGAAGGAAGAAGAAGTAGACGAGGCATTCTAGTAAATTTGGGGGCGGGGGAGCCTTTCTGTGTGTTTTCACTCCTCCGTCCCCACCTACTTACATGAATAAAACAATCGAACAGCTTAACGACGATCTGAGCCACGCCGAATCCACGTTAAGGTCTCTGTTGGAGTCTGCCCGTGATTGGCTGGATAGCGACATCAAAGAGTCTGGAGATGACTTCGTTAAGGGGCTGCAACGCCGAATCACAGACCGCCATCCGCAATTGGGATGGGTTGTTGATCCGTTGGAGTTTTAAGCCATGAGTGACACACTTCAGACGTTGGGTGATGCTCGGAAGCAATTCATGGAACGTTTAGACAAAGGGGACGAATGCCCCTGTTGTGGTCGATACACCAAGCGTTACAAACGTAAATTAAACAGCGGAATGGCGTGGATGCTCATTCAAATTTACCAGAAATGTCGCAGCACCAAATCTATGGTTTTGCATGTTACTAATTCCTTTCTGGATGAAAGAAAAAACGCGGTGGCGCAAGAGTATTCCAAACTACGTTTCTGGGGGCTGCTTTTGCCAGTAGAATCCGATGATCCAAGAGTGCAACGAGAGCAATCGGGGTCTGGCCTGTGGCGGCTGACTTCCGAAGGGGTCGCTTTTGTCACGGGGCAAACAACAGTTCCCAAACACGTTTTCCTAGTAAACGGCAAACGCGAAGGATTTAGCGACGAAAGAACATCTATAAGACAGTGCTTGGGGAGCAAGTTTAATTACGATGAACTGATGGCCCACTCTAACTTTGAAGAAATAAAAAAACGAAATGGCTGGTAAAGGAGACAAACCAAGGAAAGTGGATGGCCCAAAGTATCGGGACAACTACGATTTTATTTATGCGAGCAAAGCAAATAGGAGTCAAGCAAGACCGCAACCCAGCAATCCACACCCCAAAACCCCGAAACGTGAACCCAAAGATCAATAAGCTACTCAAGGATGGAAGGCTGCTTCCCATCTACAACGCCCTAGGAGAGACTTTGTGCCTCGTTGGCTATCGTCGCAAGCCCAGCAGCAGAAAGTCCCACCAGCGGCCCTTTATGCTCAACAAACCCATACCCTTGGGGCCGATTGACGAATGGCCCAGCCCAAACCCCGAATCATGAAAGTCTCCATACGCACAGCATATAGGATAGTAAAGAAGGTCGAAGACCCCGAATCATGCATCTTCATCCCCCAATACCAAGAAGAGGGAAGCGAGGAATGGCACGACTTCAGGGTTCCGCTCAACGGGCGAAGCGGAGGTTATAACACAGTCTACTTCTTCGTCCTCTCCAAAGCCATAGACTACATAGAGCGCCAGAAGGCCCAAGGAGACGTTGTAGTCCATTATGATGACTTGATAGGTCTCTGGACAGAAAACCCCCCAGAAGAGCTATAGAACGCAATTAAGAGGGCTTCTAGTCCCAAGATCAGACCAAATCCCGCAACCATGACCTACAAACAACTCTCAGGACTAATAAGGGCAACCCTAACCAAAGAGCAGGAAGACAAGGAAGTAGAGATAAGGATAGGAGACAACTCCTACTCCAACCTCTACCTCGTCTCCACAGAAGAAGACCTCTTCCTAAACCCCAATCAGCCCGAACCTGTACACAAAACCCCGAAACATAGACACGTTCCCCCCAATATGTCTAAGCCGTAAACATATAGGGTAAAAATATCCGAGACGGGGATAGTTTAAAAGAAGGGGGTAGGGGGTTATCTAGAAAGAGAAGAGACGGGGGCGGGGGTGGGAGACAGCAACAAACCAAATAACAGAGTAACCCTGACGGAAATAATGGGGTTTTTTTCTTACAAAACAAGGGATCTTATTAAAGAAAACGGGCGAAAGTTGAAATAAGGCGATTCCTTATTAAAGGAATGCGGGGGTTAAATAAATCTGTTGACGGGTTACTTTTCAGCAGAAAATTTTCGACATGGGGTATTTTTCCCAGCGCCCGTGCCGCGCCAGTGGAAGGGTGGGGGTGAGACGGGTGTGGTGGGTGGCTGTGATTTGCGAGCGGATGCGCTGCTATCGGTGGGGCTGTCCCGTCCTGTCTGGTCTGACACTTGGTTCTCATGTGCTACGCCATCCCGTCCCCATAGCCTGATCTGATAGGCGATTCGCCGCTTATACGGCCATATGGCGGGCTTTGATTAGTCGGGTGCTATGTTGGTATGGGGGAACCTACAGAGTAAGCGCACAATGCAAGGCAACGCGAACGCACCATCCCCAAGGGGGAACAGCGGGAAAGGATAGGGGGAAATCCCGAAAAGAAAACCATCCCCCCATTACCCGCCTATGGGGAGAGATAATCCGCCCAACCTTCCCCACCTTGCCAACCATCGGAAGGAAATCCCTCGCGGGAAATCCCCCCGCCCATTTCATACGGACGTTTGACCCACCATTCCGCCTTGGGGCATAGGACATTCAATGTCTTACCCCCTCGGACATTTCGTGTCCTACCCTCTCCCGCACTTTGCCAAGGTCTTATTTAGAATTCTTCTAATTAAGGTTTATCGATTTGCTAAAAATAGTTTGAAAATTTCCCTTGCCTTTATTTGTCCCCCGCCCGATATTGTCCCCGTTATGAGTCAAAACACCATCACCGAAAACGGGAACGGGCAAAGCGCCGTTCGTGAAGTTAAATTCTCCCGAATCCATGTTGCTGCAATCCGCGCAGGATTGAGGGCAAGGCAAGCGGGAATGTTTATCACCTCCCCCGCAAAGGGTGGAGGCACAAAGAATCTTCTTTCCCTTTTGTCTGAAATCACGGGTTTGCCTTATGTTTCGGGCAAGCGGGGAATTGAGGAAGGAATCCGCCATTGCACCGAACTGCTTGCAATTACTGAAGATTCTTTTTCCAATTGCTAATTGCCGTCTCCCCGTGGCTTATGTCGCGGGGAGCAGGGGAGACAATCCCGCAACACCATGAAAAAAACCAATCCATCTGTTACACGTTGCAAGCTTCATCTGTCTTGCATTGTTCGGAATCCGTCCCGCTTTGCGTTCTATGCTTGCGGGATCATTCGGGAATTCAAGGAAGCTTCTCCTTTTGCGCTATGCGTGGGGGGGAGTGTGCTTTTTGTTTTCGGGGTCTCTCTGGTCAACTTCTTTTTTCAACACTAACACCTAAACACCATGAAAAACCCAAACGAAACGGGCGCGGGGATTCCTGCTGCGCAAACTGTAACACTTAAAAAAGGCTGGGGATACTGGGATGTTACCTTTTATCCTCACGGGGGAAGCTTCCACCGCGCCACGGAAGATATGACGGGGAAAGTTGTCAACGGCCCCGCCAACCTTTACGGGCAAGGGATGGAATACTCCGTCATTTGGGAAGACGGAAGATCCGCCGTCATTCCCGCCCGTGGAATCCTTAAAGATTAGCACCAATGAAAAAGCAATTCACTCTTTCCCTCTATGCGGGGGCTCTGCAATGCGTAGAAACGCAATCTGTCGAACCTCTGCGGGATCTCTTTATGTCTCGCGGAATCGGTTGGCAGTCCTGCTATCGGCGGATTGATTCGGGGAAGCTTTCGTCAGTCTTTGCGGAAGGTGGCAACTCAAAACTGCCATTCTATGCTTTCTCCAGTCTCGCGGGGATTGATTGCCCCCAAGCGGGATCATGCCTTTACGGGGCAAATGGTGAGCTAATGGGGGGATTCTGCTACTCTTTCAAGGCTTGGCGCTATCCTGCGGCATTTATGCGTCAACTCATTAATTCAATCCGCTTACGCACTAAGGCGGGGCGGGATGAGATTGTCGCGGCTTGGATGGCACTCCCGCAAAATTCCATTATCCGTCTTTATGTTGACGGAGACTTCGCGTCCACCGAAATCCTCGCATTCTGGATGCGCCTATGCTTTGCCCGTCCTGATCTTCAGGTTTACGGGTATAGCAAATCTTGGGCCCTATTGCTCGCCTATGCGGACAGCGGAGCCCGTTTCCCGTCTAATTACCTCCTGAACCTTTCAAGCGGGGGGAAGGGGACAGAGGAGGAGAAACAAGCCGTTTCCCGTCTCCCCATTGCACGGGGCGAATTTATCGCGGTGAATACCTCCCGCGACCACGGGAAAGCCTACCAGAGCAAGCGAAACGAGGGTTTCGCAGACTATGCGCGGGACGTTCGGGAACAAGCAGGGCGGAGGGTGTTCGTTTGCGCTGGACGCTGCGGCGATTGCACACCATCGGGCCATGCCTGCGGATTAGAGAAGTTTCGCGGTGTTCCTATTGCTATTGGCGTTCACTGACGGCGAATTGTTCCCGCCTCTGGTCTCATGGTGACATGAGGCCAGCACGGGGAAAATCCCCAAAAGAAAAACCAAAATAGAAAAACACATGATCACTAAAAAAGAAGAGTTGGAAATCATAAATCAGACCATTGCCAAGCTTGGCCCGAATTCCTACCTTGGCCCGTGGCTGTCCTCGGTTCGCTTTGAGTTGGAAGCGGCGATTCGTTCGGATCTTGTCCCCGAAATTAGCCTTAAAGATACACGGGAACAGTGCGAAAGACTGGTCGCAGACGCTAACAGACAGGCAAATTCCATGCTTGCACGGGCGGAAAATCAGGTTGCGGAAAAAGAAAAAGAGGCGAAAGCCTTAATAAATCGCGCACGGGAAAGAGTGCTTGAAGCTCACAAGGCATTGGTCGCTCTCGCCATGAATTCCCTTTGATCCCATGGAACCGCTAACAGAAAAAGAGGCAAGATCGGTCATCAATGGCATATGGGGACGGGGGGACAATATGTCTTCGCGACTCTTCAGGGAATTAGAGGAGAGACTCCCCGCAAGTGATCTTCCCATATTGGACAGACTGCTATCAGTTTGCAACCTGTTAGAAGAATATAACAGACGGGGACGCCCCGCCTTTGCCAATTTCCGCAATTGGTGGGATTGGCTGAATGCCCCGAAAACCTTTGGCAACCTCTGAAGGTGACAAGGTGCGCGGAGTCCGATCCTCCGCCCCGTCCCGCCCGATTTTCGCGCTTTAAATGCCCCGCAAAACGATTTTTATTCCTGCCCCGCTATGATGACACTCCCGAAAAACGAGGTGACAAGGGGCAAATTCTCCCCCCAAAAAAATTTCATGATCTTTTTTTAAAAAAACCAGTTGACAAAGTTTTCCCCACTGCTACTTTTACTTTCATCAGACCGAACCTTTCCCCGATAGGGTGACAAGATGAGGAATGAGAAAAACCAAAAACCACATAGAAAAACACACACATATGAGTCACAAAATCGAACAACCCCATGATATCGTTCTGTCCGTTCAAGGAACCGAATGGCATGGATTAGCGCAACACGTTTCAGCAATTGGAGATTCGGAAGTTTCTCCTTTGCTGTTCGATATCATCGAGTCCCCCGCTTACGTTCAGGTGGACGGGGAACAGGCAACCTTGGAAGACTACAAAGTCCTTGTCGCGGATCACCGCAAAGTTCGTCCCGATCTTTCGGGGCGGGATGCCTTGGTTCCGCTTCACATTCCGAAAGCAGGATACAAAGTCATCAGCAATCGTGAAATCTGGAACGTCATGCAAAAATCTTTGCGTGATCTGGATTGCGCCGTCACATCGGTTTGCACCTTGGAACGTGGAAAGAAGTTTTCCATTTCCTGCGACATTGGAAACTCTGACATGGTCATCAATGGGGACAAATTCAAAGCTAATTTGAATTTTGTAACCTCGCATGATGGCACGATTGCTATGGAATCTTTCGATTCCGCCATTCGCATCGTCTGCATGAACACCTTCCAATGGTCGCGCAATGCAGCGGAAAACAAATTCAAGGTTTACCATACCAAAAACGCCGAATTCGCCCTTGAAGGTCTCGGTGACCTCCTGAACGCTATCCTGAAGGGTCGCGTTGAATTGGTCAAAGTTATGGAATACCTCGCAGACCATGCGTGTGACGCTAATGATGCACTCGCTATGGCTGCGGGATACTTCTGCATGACAACAGATGCCAAGGAAAACAAACTCGCTACCCGTTCGATGAATGCGGCACGGGAGATTGCTGATTTGTTCGCCAATGGCATCGGGAACAAGGGGCGCAACCTCTATGACCTCGCCAATGGTGCAACCGAATACTGGACAAGTGGCAACGGCACGGGGCGCAAAGCCAGCGTGGCCTCGCGTGTCTACCGCTCACAGCTTGGTTCGGCGGCGGAGCATAAGCGCAACTTCATTGCCATGCTCGCTGGCTCTGATCGTGTGACCATGTTCAATCGTGGCACAGAAGCTGTCAGGCAAGCTGCTCTCGCTAATTAAGCGAGGGTTTCCCATCTGCTCCTTCTTCGGAGGGGGGCAGAATAAGGAATCTTCCCCGAATAAACCACACAATGAAAACACCTGAAGAAATCACAAAGCAATTGAATGACGCCGTTTCGGTCATCGTTCTCTCGCCTGAAATCCGAAAGTTCCTCACCGCATACGATCCCAAGGCACTCGACCAGTGTTTTGCGGCATTCAATGCCTATCGCAACTCCACAAAAAACAAATGAAACCCGTAACGCCTGAACGCATCACCGATTTCCATCGGACAGATAGCGAATTGCAGTCATTCCTCATCTTTGCCGTGGCAGTCGCGGGAAAGAATGCCGATTCCGTGGCTCCCAAGGTCAACAGGATGCTCGCGGATTGGAATACCGAACCCTTCACCTTCCTTCGCACCTATCGTCGCGATATCGATACGATCATGCGCGAATACCGCATGGGGCCGTATGACCAGAGGATGATTCCCGCCATGAACGGGATCATCGATCTCGACCTTCGCACCTGCACCATTGCTGATTTGGAGGCTATCAAAGGGATCGGGCCAAAAACCTCGCGGTTTTTCATGCTCCACTCCCGCCCCGATCAGGAATTGATCGTTCTTGATATCCACATTTTGCGCTACCTGAAACGAAGGTTCCGCATGAAGGTTCCAAAATCCACTCCATCGGGCAAGCGGTATTTGGCGATTGAGGCGGAAGCTATTCGCAAGATCAAGAAGCATATGCCCAACTGGAAAAGCTTCGCAGAGTTTGATTTGAACGCATGGATTCTGATGCGGTCAAAGGGAAAGGAAAAAAAGAAATGAAAAATCTTACGCTCAACATCGCGGGGGAACAAATTCCTGTTCTGTTCGACGGGAAGATGGTGACAACACCCGAATTCCCCACTATCCCTATGGATTTCACGGCACGATGCGGTCATCGGATCTCTCAGGAGAATCTGGTGGCGATCTGCCACAACAAAACAAAAACCAAATAAAAAACCACACCATGAAAGATACACATTGGGCTAAAAATCCACTTGAAAATAGTATTAGTAGCGCACTCTGTGACGCATATGACATTCGGAATGTTCTGTCTGCCAAGATTAAGAACAGACCGAAAGACAACGAGGGAACCGAATTTACCATCGGTGACTGCCTTGATGATATCATCTCAACACTTGAAGAACTGGAATCCATGTTTCAGGAGGAAGACAATGAATAACCTAATCAACAAATCCAAAGTAAAAAAATACATTCTGGAATTTGCGGAGGCAAATCGCGCCCACAAGTTTTCCAGAGTGTCACAAGAAACTATCGACAGAGTCGAAGCGGCGGCACGTTCTGCTTGCAAGGCTATCGTGACGCAAGCCCCATCGAAAGGAAAGACACTGTGACTGCCACACTAAAAGAAAATCAGATCAAGGGCATACCAGCAGGAACCTACTGGTTCTTGAATGACCATGCCACTCGCCTAATCAACAAATCGGTGCTGTCGAATGATTCCTACAAGCTGCCGAAAAACTTCCTTCAACAATTAATAAACAAATCAAAATGATACCGCTACACACTGACAGAAAGATCACTCAACACATGATCGATGCATCTCCTGACATGATGGACGCATTGCTTCGCCTCACTCATCCTATGGCGGATGACGATGACGTTGAATTCGCCCTGATGACTATCCGCAAGGCACGGGGATTCTCTCCCACTCGCTATGAGGATGTTCGGGAATCATGCCGTGACAAGTGCGCGGCGGATGCCATTAGTGGTCACTTCTGGAGCAATCGATGAAGCGCACCTATACCATCACAATAGATGACAAAGTCCTCCTCCCCCGCAAGGGGGAGAGAGGGCCACTTGTCCATCCCCTCCCTTTCATGCTATCCAAGTTGGAAGTAGGGGAGTCCTTTGCTTGGCCTGATACTGGATTAAAAACTGATTGGAATTTTCTGCGCTCGCTCGCCTCAAAACAGGGACGCCGCAACGGAAAACGTTACCCTACGCGCATGGTGACAGAGGGCGGGAAGAAGAAACTACGATTCTGGAGAACCGCATGAAAAACTATTTGCCTTTTGTTGCCCACTTCTTTTCCCCTGCTCGCCGTCTGGCTCCCCTTCCCTTTCTATCGGGTCGATTCCGCAAGGCCGCAAATCGGATTGCTTCCTTCTCTTTGCTGGTCAAGGGTGGAGGGACGAAGGGTTTCTCCGCCACTGGAGCGGGAGCCTCGCCTTCTTCAGGCGGGAAATCGTGGATTGACCATGAAGATTTCATTGAACGTCAGGTGAAGGACAATGTCTAACACAATAAGCACACCCATGAAAACAAAAATACAGAAATACAAACTCCCAACCAGTGGCTATACAGTTCGGTTGGGTTTCTCGGAAATCACCACCATAAAGATGGCACTGGAGGACAAACTGCGGAAGCATATGTCCAACCGATCATCCTCAAGGATTGCCAGAAAAGAGGCAAAGCTTACCACTAAAGCCCTTCGCGGCTTGAATGAAAGGGAGATATATGTGGACTGATGCCTGTGGCAATGA